GACATGTGTTCAATTGGAGGCACAATAGAAATGTGTCTGCTTGAATGCGTGAATCACGGACCGAAGTACTTCAACGACATGAAGAAACACCTGATGGAGAGAGCTTCTGAATGGGGGATTGTCCTCAAAAACTGGCCAAGCTTCAATTCGTGCTACGCGTTAATTTGGGATGCTGATCTATCCGGAGATTCTCAGCCGTTTCATAGTGTGAAACTATTGGAGGAGAGTCAATCATTCGCATTACGCAACGAATCAAATGACATCATGTCTCAGCCAGCAACCACAGGCAAGAACCCAACGCATGATATGCATGAGACTGGAGACAATTTGGGGGGTGGTGCAACGCCACTTGCGCCAATTGAAAACGCCACTCGGAGTACAAGCGGTGAAATCTTTTCGCACACTGGTGCGGTCGGCATGCTACCTATGGAACTGTATTCCAAGAACATTGTGGTGGCTAATATTAACTGGAACAGCTCTCAAAATCCAGGCACGATCGTTTACAGCGCACCAATTAGCCCAGCAGGAAGCAACATCTACGTCCAGTACTTCTCCGCGCCTTACAACGCATGGACTGGAGGACTCACTTGGAGCCTTGTCATCGCAGCAACTGGATTCAATGGCGGAAAGCTCGGACTCGCTCGAATGCCTCCGAACTTCAACCCATCAGACGCTCACACACTCGCAGATTTCACCGTCTTCCCTTACGAAGTTCTTGATGTTAAGGAGGCGAATGCCACATCCAAGGTGGGCGTCGACGAAAGGAATGTACTTTTCCATTGGAGGAACACAGAACCAACAAGCATTGACGCCACAGGAGGCACGTTCGTCATCTTTGTCATCGCGCCACTCGTCAGCAGCGGATCAGACGTGGCAAGTGTGAACATGGTCATTTTCAACAAACCGGATCAGAGCTTCCGTGTTGCACAACTCATGCCACTCAGCACAGTCGATGATGCACCAGGAGATTTACTTCTTTTGGAGCAATTGTTTCCGTCGGGTGTTGTAACATCACCTTACACGGATACACCAGTCACGCAGATTGTCATCATGCCAACATCAACGACACCAATCTTGACGAAAAACTTCTACGGACAAGTGCAAGGAGACGGAACAGACTTCAGCAGACCATACGCCTATTGGGGACGAGAACTATGCAATGTTTGGGATCCACAGTACAATCAGACACCAAATGCAACGAACGAACTCAATCCAGCAGGACTTTCAAGAGTTGGACACACTGAAGACATCACAAGACCATTGCAATTGCTTGATCCATGGGCAGCGAACCCATATGATTACAACTCGTTGATCATTTTGACACAAGGATCATTTGCACAAATGAACTCATTCACATGGCCAGCAGCATCGGCTCGCGCTATCAGGTCTAATTTTGCATTCAATCAGGCATCAGCTTGGGCTGCCACACAGTCGCCTCCTGCACCCAATCAAATCATGATGACACAGTTTGGAG